CTTTCGCACTCAAAAAGTACTGTGGCGGGATCGAACCCGTTTCGAGCACTTGCGACAACGAACACACGACGGCGTCGTTGGGCCACTCCGAAATATTGGGCATCAAGAACCCGCCACGCGATTGCTCTTTGGGGGCCATACACACAACCAGCGTTCGACCATTTGCCCCCTGCCGGGACAAGTGCCTCGTCTTCTCCGGCAAGTGCTGCCAGAAAGCAGCCGAAGGCGTTGTCCTTTGTGTTGAGGACTCCGGGCACATTTTCCCACACGACGATGCAGGGTTCGTCTCGTTGTTCGTCAATTGCATTCGCCAAGTCCACGAAAGATAAAGTGAGCTGCCCGCGCGCGTCGGACAGGGAGTTGCGCAGCCCAGCCGCGCTGAACGCCTGGCACGGGGTGCCGCCGACCAATACGTCGGGCGCGGGCATCGACCCGGCACGGACCAGGGGCGCAATGGCGGTCATGTCGCCCATGTTCCAGGTCGTCGGGTAATGGTGCGCCAGCACCGCAGCCGGAGCCTTCTCGATTTCGGCCAGCCATGCCGTTTCCCAACCCAGGGGGTGCCAGGCGACGCTCGCCGCCTCAATTCCCGAGCAAACCGAACCGAACGTCACTCGCACGGCAATTCTCCCGTGCTGAACACCGCCAGGCCGCCCTTGCTGCGGATCAACCCGGCCCATGCGAACTGTGCTTTCTCGCGCTTCGAGTCCTCGCCGGGCTTCCAGCCGGGGTGTTTCGCTTCGATCGAAACGAACTGGCCAATGGTCGTGCCGACGTGCGCCGGGGTGATCAGTACGGGGCGCAGGCCGATCAGGTCGGCCGATTTAACCGCCTCGTTCATCTGCGCCGAGTCGTTGGCCAGGCCGTAGCGGATGAGCCGGCGCGACCCCTCGGGCTGGTAGGCACCAACGTTATTCCGCCCAAGCCACCAACCGCGGCGCGGCGCCTCGCGACGGATAAGCGACTGGGCGTAGCCCTCCATCCGCCCGTCAGGGTCCGGCTCACTGGCAAGTTCGGGCGGGTAGAACATTTGCAGCAGTTCGAAGCGCGCGGCCATCTGCACGCCGTGTCGTTCGAACCAGGCGTCAAGTGGGGTCATTTAGTCACCTCAATCAATGCTTCAATGTAGTCGGTCAGGCGGCCCAATCGCTCCAGTTTATCCGGCGACGGGTGCTGCCCCATCGTGCGCAGCAGCTTGCGTTTGTCGCCCTCCAAGAACTGCAGGAGCGAGACTAGGTCGGGCATATGCCCGCGCAACGTACGGACGGCTGCCTTGGTAACGCTGGGTCGACGGGCCCGGGGTTTGTACCCGGCTTTCTTCAGGCGGTAGCGAATCACCTCAAGCGGCAAATTCAAGTCGCGATTGATCTGCGCCATCGAATCGCCCGCATCGTAGCGGCGCTTGATTTCGGATGTTTCGATTGGGTGTGTCATGGCTTGCGCCCCGCGTCGATAATGCGGTCCCAGTGTTCTGTTTCATCGTCAACCCAGCCACCCGGAATACCCAATGATCCACTGGTGACGTTTTCCTTCAGCCAAAGGTAGCGCTCAGAGTTCTCCGCCCGCTCATCGCGCTCAACCGGCGCGGTCGGCTCTGCGCTGGCGGATAGGGCGGCGTCTATGCTCGACCCCCATTCGCGTAGCAACTGCTCAGTAGGCATGACGCACCCATTGCAATGGTCGGCTATCCCACGCAGCAGCAAATCCCACTTGGCCAGCTTGGCGCGCAGGGTGTCGCAGTTTTGCGTTTGCACTTTCAGGGCCAGTTCGGTGCGCAGCCGCTCAACCTCGGCAGGATCGGCGTGGGGGTAGAGCGGTTCTACAGGTTTACTCACACCACCGCTGTGAATCTTTGCCAAGTGTTCCTGCTGGAATATCTGACTACCCACACGCCATGCCACCGGCTCGCCCTGGTGCTGCTCGGCAGGCGGCAAACCCGCTGTGTATCGGAAACCTGCCGCCCAGAGGTTCTCGGCCTTTTTGCGACCGATCCCCGCGCCCTGCATGGCTATCCGTACAAATTCATCTTTCATAACGTCAGTTCTCCCGTGTTAATGAGCGCACGTTACGCCCCGTTTAATAGGTTGTCAATCTTTCCCCGCAGCTTCTCGGCGTCAGCACGTTTCAGCGACGCGGCGGTCAGTACGTCCACCCCGAACGTCGCATAGAACCGGCGCTGAATCTGCGTGTCGGACTCACCGCGCGCCCGGTACTTGCCGCCGAACCGCGCCATGGCGTCGTCCAGTTCGGCAAGCGCTTCCAGTTTCTCTCGGTGGCGGTTCACGTTCGCCGAGGCTATCAAGTGGTTCATGCGCCCGTGCTCGCCGCTGGCGATCGCCGACCGGTAATGCTCAATCGACTGCCGGGCTTCCAGGTAACTTGCCCGGATCGCCGCCATGGTCTCTTCGTCGAGCAGCTCTAGGTCGCCCTCAACCTCCGCCGGATCGCGCCGGCCTTTCGGCTCGGGCATGTACCCGCAGAACTCACAGCAGCGCAGGAACGCCTCGTACGGCTGGGCGCAAGGTATGCCCGTCTCGGTCGCGTGGCCGTGCTCCAGCATCTGCTCGTTCGTCCAGCCAGCCTTACGCCAGGCGTCCCAGCCGATGCCGGGTTTTACGAGCGAGAGACCGGGGTTCGTGCAGGCTCGTAGCGGGATTGCGTCGCTGTCGCTGCTAGACCGCTTTTCGCCATCCAGTGTCCAGATGTGCGGTTTGTCCGGCAGCCCATGCGTGACGATGTTGTTCGCATGGTCTATAAGCCAGGCGAAGGGCTTTTCGCTTTCCGCAATGCGTTGTCGGCGCTGGGCGTCGGTGAGGTCATCGTAGTTCGAATAGTCGACCATCAGCCGCAGACCACGACCGGCCCACTGCAAGTACCGCGAGAGGCTGGCCGTTTTGGTGCCCATGATCACGACCTCTACGGCGGGCAGGTCGGTACCTTCCGATGCCACGTCTACGTTAGTCAGCACGAGCAGTTCGCGGGCCTCTAGTTTGCGGATCAACTCGGCGCGCTCGTCGTCTGGGGTGGCGCCTGATATAGCCGCCGCAGGAACGCCCCGTTCGGTAAAAGCTGCCGCCAAGTCATGCGCACGCTTAACGCTCGACACGAACGCCAGGGCCAGCTTCCCAGGCGTGTACTTCATGTACGTCTCGACAATATCGCCGGTGAGCCCTGATGCCTCTTCGAGCGCCACTAGCCGAGCGTTGACATACTCGCCCGACGGCCCGACTTTCGCCTCGGAGTAGTCCACCTTCACCGGCGCGCACACGACTTTGAAAGGCGTCAGGTAGCCCTTCTCGATCAAGTCCGCCAGCGACGGGCCCTCTTCCATTTGGTCGAACACCCCGTCCGAAGTCTTACCTAAGCCACCACCGTCTCCGCGGATGGGGGTCGCTGTCACGCCCAGGCCCCGCACGGTCGGCGGGAACAGGCCCAGGGCAGCACCCCATATGTTATCGGCCTGCAGGTGGTGGCAGTTATGAACGACTATTCCGTTGGCGATGTAGGTGTGCAGCCCCTCAACTTCGAGATTGTACACATGATCTCCCAACCCACTTCCGCCGGCGCCGTCAGAATCCTTTCGTTGGTAAACCTCAATACTGTCCACCCGAGATCTTTCAAGCACCGCTCTTTCTTCGCGTCCTGCGCTTTCCGCGCCAGAGAGCAATGGCTGTAGCCGTCCGCCTCGACCCCCAGTTTCAGGCCGATGTGCCCTATATCCAGCTTGTAGCAGGAGGGGTAGCCCTCGGGGCCGCGGAACGCGTGAGTCTTCACAACGGTCTGCAGCTTGAAACCCAGCGGACTCAGCATAAAGTACAGGGCCTTCTCGGCGGCCGTCGCCGGCTTGCCGTTGCCCCCGCGCAAGGCGGGGCAGTGCTTCATTTGCTTCAAGGTGTTCGCCATGGCCGCCCGGGCCTCTGGAAGCCGCATAGGGTTCCTGGCTTTCATCCGAGCCGAAGCGTACTTGCGGTTTGTCGCGGCCATCGTCTGGCTCGATACTTCGGCTCGATACGCCTTCGAGCACCCCTGGCTGCAATACCACCGACCCGTCTTGCGGTAATAGCTTCTCTGCGAGCCGGTCAGTTCGCCCACCGGGTCGCCGCACCAATGGCATTCGTTTACGTTCAATTAGCACCTCGTCAGATTCGTTCAGCTCAATCGCAGGTACCCAGCCCCGTGAAGTGAAAATGGGGTGAGTCGCGGTGCATTCTAACACATGATGCGCTGAACGAATACGCACCATGTTTAGCGGCGCCGGATTCTTGAAAGTGCGCAGCACTTTTCGCGGCACGACCCGTCCGCTCCGCTCGTCAAAGGCGTCGACGTACTCTCCGGGGCGGATAGCCTCGATAGGCTTGCCAGATACTACCGTGCCTGCAGGGAAGCATTCGTCAGTTACCCACAGGCCTATTCGGTTAAGCCAGGTCCGGTCCGCCGCATATTGCTTAGATGTCGGTACGTTCTTTAGGGACTGAACAGAGGCAACCCCGATTTCCGCAGTAGGGTCGTAGTGACAGACTTTTTGTCGAGTGAGGATCGCTTTGATGATCAACGCCCGCACCGGCTTAGGCGCGATGATACGAAAGCGGACACCGACACGGTTAAGAGCGGCGGCGATCTGCCCAACCAGTTCCTGGCGATGGGCGATGGCGACAGCCGCCCCGCAGTGTTGGCTCAAAGCCGCCGAAAACAGGACCGTTTTGCCCGAGCCGGTCGGGCTGACCGCCATGACATTTTGAACCCCCGCCTCCCAAGAGCCGTAGACGCCTTCTAGTAAATCAGATTGGTAGGGGCGCAAGCGCACCGCCAACGAAAGTGGTTTCAGCTGCATTGATTTTCCGTTCGGTAGGTGTTGACAGGTGGCTAACCTTACCGCACTATGCGCCCCGTAGCAACTAATCAACCACGGAGAAACACCCCATGCAATTCACCGTTGACACCCGTAACGCCACCGCCTTCGAACTGAATGCACTGGCCGAGTTCGTGCAGAAACT